CGGCCGCTTGAGCGGGCTTTTTCCCCGCCTTTACTTCGGCCGCAATATTCTTGCGGAAGGCGTTCTTGCTGGTTGACTTCACGAGAGGCATTATTTCTTCCTCGCTGACTGTTTGAACGCCTTGGCGGTCGGAGCGCCTTCTGCGCCCGGTTTGCGCATCTTCTCGCCCGATCCGGCGGCGATACGGGCCTTTTTGGCGTGAATTGCAGCATACAATCCGGGACTTCCGGGCTTTCTCACGGGCATTTCCATCTCCGCAGACTGGCCTTGGCGCGCTCGCCGTCTTTGGCCTTGGCCGCTACCGCAGACATTCTTGCACAAAATGACTTCTTGCGTCCCTCGTCGGCCTTCGTTTTTGGGTTCGGCGCCGGCGGCTTCAGTTTGCTGCCCGTGGCGGCATTATACTTGGCCCTGCCTTTGGCCGTGAGGCCAGCGCCTTCCTTGGTGGACAGCTTCTCGCCGCGGCCAACCGATAGAGATACGGATTTTTTGGCCATTATGAAGCCATCCAGCCTGAAGAATTGCCTGACGGAAGATACGGCCTCGGGCGTGCTATGTCAACGCGCCCCTCCCTGTGCGCCACGGGGAAAGCGAAAGTAACGGCTATCGCGTCCGCGGCGTCGGGGGATGCCAGTCCGCGCGCCTTAATATCTTTTTTAGACTCAAGAAATATGCGACCGGTAGAATCGGGTTTAGCCATGGGCGCAGTAAGATCCGCTTTCAGGAACTTGTCCTTGGGTATTGAAGCTGTCTGTAGCCAGACTCGCATGTCGTTCCACATCTCCGACCGCTTGTTTCCAAAAGCCGCCCGGTTTTTGGACGCCCACCCAAAATTTACCCCCCGGATTTTGTATTTTTGCTCCTTCAGTCTATCTACTACGCCGGCGCCCAGCCCGCCTTCGTCAATGCATACGAGCGTCGGCCTATATTCTTCTATGGCGTTGATAACGTGGCCGCAAACTTCCATCGTATCTGCGCCCCGGAACTTTTGTATGGCAATAATATCCCGCCCTTGCCGGACCGCTATGACGGTCGAATCGGTCCCAAACCGGGCCGGATCGACGCCAAGAACTATCGGAGCCGTAGGTTCGTTCCACCGAGGCCTGTCCATAGCGGCGTCAACCAAAGAAGAGCTGACGAACTGGTCGTCTCCGGCGCTCGGGAACGCCCCTCGCACTTCTACGGCGGCCTGATAACTGTCCTCACCATATTCGTCGATTATCTGCTGGTAAAGATTTTTGTCCGTCCCTTCGACCGTCCGGGCGTCTATGGTCTGCGTCAACCAATACTCTCGTTTGCTATGGAAACATTCGAAAAAATACCCCGAGTTTCGACGGGGATTGCTGAACGCCAGCCAAAAACGATGCGGGGTATTTTCAGAAAAGAAGCCCGCCGCAACGGACCAGATACTGTCCGGCACGCCTGAACTCTCGTCAAAAATCACCATCATGCCGTCAACGTTGTGCGCCCCGGCGAAGCTGTCGGGGCGCTCTTCCGACCACAGTCGTCCGTCTACATACCAGTATCGCGTGCCTTTTTTGAGGTCGCGCTCCACAGACTCTGCAAGCCATTTGGCCGGCTGAATCTTGGTGGCTGAAGTCTCCCACCAATGGGCGTTGAGCCCCATGGACAGCCACTTTGTTATTTCCGACCACGTCACTGACCGGAGCTGAGATTCTGAGTTGGCGGACACAATCACGGACGATCCTATGCGCGTCGTCACCATCCAGATCACCAGCCAGCTTACCAACGCCGATTTACCAATCCCGCGCCCGGACGCCACCGCCAATTTGAAGATGTCGTAGTCTATTTTTCCGTCGTTCTGCCGAATATGATCCCGCAGCATTATCAGGATGTCGCGCTGCCACTTGCGGGGGCCTGAATAATGTTCCAGCGGCGTGCCGGGTTGCTTCCACGGAAAAACCATCATAACGAACGCCAGAGGATCGTTTGCGACCTGTGGCGACCACAACGCCGTCATAAGCCGCATTTCAGATTCGGCGTCATATATTGGCTGCTGCATACCCGTATCTTTCCTCGGCTTCTGTGCGAGCCGCTACGGCGGCGCCGAATGTCTTATGGTAGCCCAAGCCTACCCGTTTATGGCCGTTATGGACGTAAGCATACCAGGATCGCGACTGTTTATGCCATGAAACGCCGCGGACGCCCGTCTTATTATCTGTTCTTATATTGGCGTTACGTGTGTTCTGCGAATGTGTCGCTAATCGCAGATTTTCTATGCGATTGTCGTTACGAAGCCTATTAATATGGTCTATCTCCAACGTTGGTAGATTACCGTTCACATATAGCCACGCCAGCCGGTGCGCCATATATTGCACGCCTGATAATTTTATCCTTATGTAGCCCTGTGAATTTGCGCCAGCTAAACTACCGGCGCAGCGTGTGCCACGACTTACACGCCACGTAAATACACCCGTCTCCGGGTCATAGGTCAGTAGACTTTTCAGGATTGCTTGCGTAAGTTCGCTCATGACGGCCGTCTCCATTACGGTTGTCCAAGAGGCCGTTTGACGTTCCCGCGTCAACGGCCTCACTACTATCTATCACATATCCCTCTATAATCCTAGACTTAGCCTGCTCCAGCGCGTGTGTAATCGAGATCTTTTGATCTACCTGCACCTGAACGGCCTGCGGAGCAGTCCATTTATGCACATGCTTCAGTATGTCCAGCGCCGCCTTCGTATCCCCCGCCAGCGCCGCTGTGCGCAGAACCCCGGCCATCTCGGCCTCGGCCTCCGCGCGACCGCGCTCCTCCGCATACTGGGCCATTTGGTCGCGGCTGACCAGCGCCCGATACTCGGCCGGGGTCATGTCCAGCGCAAACGCCAGCGCGTCCCCTTTCAGGCCCAGTTTGGCCGTCTGATAGATCTGCTCCAGACGCGCCTCGGTCGCGGCGATGACGCGCGGTTCGTAAGGTAGGCTAACGAATGTCATAGATTGTTAGATAGCATAAAAAATAAAAAATAAAAATTGTTTGCGGACCCTTCGTATTTTTACAAGGAGATCCCAAGGCCGGCCCTCCCCCGTCTACAATCACCCAAAGCCCATATGTCAACGGCCAAGAGCAAGAACGAATGTCAACCTGCTCTTGACCGTTTACAATTAAGCAAAGGTAATCTTGGCGCGGGGCGATATCCGGTAGGCAATGTCGCCAATGGTCGCCAGCACGACGGCGCGGGGCGTCCTCATCTCTATTGTAACGCGCGCGGGATAGGGCGCCGCCTTCGTAACAATGGCGTTGCGCTGCGATGTCGTTAGCCAGGCGGCCGCGCCCATGTGCGCCGCGCATAGTTTATCGAGCTCGCAACGTATCGCTTTTTCCGATTCATATGTGGAATCTATTAGCGTGGTCTTCTTGGCCATATTGTCTGCCCTTTCAGTATAGCACTCACATTCTAGCGTAATATTACGCTATGAGCAAGGCGGGCGGCGGGGCTATGGGCGCCGCAATGGGTCAATCATGGGTCATTTAGGTCATTTGTCAGCGTTCCAGAATTGGTACAGCCTATTAACGTAACTTTTATGTGTATACAGTTATGTATAGGTATTATCTATATATTATATTTACCGTAAACCTTAGTAAAAATATGACAATATAGCCAATAAGCCCCAGAACCCGAGCGGCCGCAAAGGGTTGCGATATGTCACGCTCATGACAATCCATGACAATTTTTGCCAAAACTATGTCAAAGAATATTTGACAAGCGCTCCGAATCGCGCTATGTGTCAGATTGTCACTCAAACGGAGTAGGAAACAATGCAAACCATAATCGACGCCACAACAACGGCCATCGTTCTGATTCCGGCGCTTTGCTGGCTCTGGGGCTAACAAAACCACTGGCGCGGGGCTGAAACCCGCGCTATTGTTCAACATCTATAAACAGGAGACGTAACGATGGAATATAATGGCTGGACCAATTACGCGACATGGCGCGTCAATCTTGAAATCTTCGACGGATTCAACCCGCGCGACCATTGGCAGGGCGCTTTTGATAGCGTTTACGATTTTGCCGCGGCGCTCAAAGACATGGCGGAAGAACTGATTTGCGAGCAGGCGCCGGAGGGCTTGGCGCGCGACTACGCGCTCGCGTTTATCAGCGATGTTAACTGGCGCGAAATCGCGACGCACATGCTGGGGGACGTGGAATGAAACTTATCTGTCCTCACTGTAAATCCGAAAACATCGTGCGCGACGCGTGCGCAACATGGAACGGGACTGAATGGGTTCTGGCTGGCGTGTATGACGACATTACATGCCAGGATTGCGACGCGGAATTTTATGAGGCGGAGGAAGCGGAATGACAAAAGAGCAAATGGACGCCATATGGCGCGCGCCTGGCGTGCAAAACGCCGGCCACCTGAACCTATGGACACGCGA